TCGGATCTGATTACAGTGGGCGAGAGTACGGACGCGTGGTGGTGCTTCGACCAATACCCATGACCCTTGTCTTGGTTTTCTGAGTCTCATATAACTCTTGTGTCCCTCTTCCGGTGAACGATTAGTCCACTTCTCCAGTTTCTTATAATCATCGTGATCGCTCAATGCAACAGTATTGCTAAAAGTTAATTTAGATTGTTGTGTGTATGGAACACACGGGTCGTGTGAAAGGCTGCCGTTTAAAATACCAACAACGGCGGTATTTTGAGGAGGATCGTGTGCCCTTCGCGCACGCGTTTGCATTCCAATGATTAAGTATGTATCTCCGACTATGAGTTCACCTGGTGACATTGGTTCATTTGTTTGTTTAAATTCCTCAACAAATGCTTCATTCTTCCATTGTCCCCACCACCATTTTTCATATTCGTCCTTTGTCTTGTTTATTGGTTCTGATGCCATATATATATATCTCAGATAATTATATGCGCTACAGACAAGCGTAACATTTATCATAATCAGAGCTTCCTAAAGTCACATCCGTGGACACGGAGGTTGGGACATTACTCTTTTTTGTGAAATACAATAGTAATAATGTTTAAAAATTAATAGTGTGTTATTATATGAGTAATGAATATATGTGTGATAAGTGTGAATATAAAACAATAAGAAAATCGGATTACAATAAACATATTAAAACAGAAAAGCATTTGAGAATCATAAAATACACCGGAAAGGAGGATATCTCCACTATTTATAAATGGCGTTGTTTGTGTGGGAAAAAATATAAATACGATAGTGGGTTTTATCGGCACAAAAAAATTTGCAAACAGGCAGAAGGGGTTATCATGGTTGTGAAGGACGAGAAAAATAATGAATTAGGTCCAGACGAGCAAAATATACATGCAATCGTTTTAAATTTAGTAGAAGAAAATAAGGAATTGAAGGAAATGATTATTAAGCAGATGAATCAGATAGAAGAAATTGTTCCCAAGATAGGACATACAACCAATAATACACTTAACCTCCAGGTTTTTCTGTATGAGGACTGTAAGGATGCACTTAATTTAAACGATTTTATAGATGGATTAAATATAAAAATCCAAGATTTAGAGCATACAAAGAAATATGGTTTGTGTGAAGGGGTACAAAACATATTTGTAAATGGGTTGAAAGAACTCGGAACACATAAAAGACCCATACACTGTACAGATATTAAGCGGGAAACATTATATATTAAGGATAATAATGATTGGATAAAAGATGTTGAAACAAAGGAGACATTAAAAAAATCATTGCTTACAATAGCCTATAAGCAACGTAAGGTTATTAAAGCGTGGGAGGAAGAAAATCCTAATTGGAATAATTCAGAGCAAGGAAAAGAAGAATGGATTAAAATAGTACAGGCTATTACTTCTTCGTTTGATGAAGATAAACTTTCGGGAGAGAAAAGGATGATAAAGAACATAGTGAGGGAGGTCAAAATAAAATAATGTCTGTATTGTGTAATGATAGGAATAATTTTATTATTTATATTGTCTGGTTTTTTAGATAACTTTATTGCCTCGAATGCACCACGGCATCAGCGGTATGAAAAACCCTTATATGATTATGGTTTTGAGTTTTTTGATAATAAATTACCGGAGATATTGCCGAATATTTTGCTGGGTATATTAATTATTTATTTTTTGATACGAACAAATAAGAATATCCAAATACTAACCAGTTTTATTGTTATATTAACCTTCTTGTATTTTATCCGCGCTTTTATATTTTTAGCAACCGAAGTTCCATTGACAACAATAGACCGTAAATGTGATTATTCAACAAAATGGGATTTTAAACATATTAAGTGGCTTTCTTTAAGCAATGAGGATTCGTGTCGTATAGATTATATGTTTAGCGGACACACAATTTATGCAACGCTTATAATGATTTATTTTATTTTATTTGGCAAAAGTACGATAGAAAAATGCACAATAGGTGTTTTATCCATCGCATTGATGATTAGTTTGGTTGGGTCACGTTCTCATTACAGTTCAGATGTATTGGTGTCGTTTTTTATGACACTGGGATATGCATTATTGGCTGTAAACAGTAAATACATGAAAAACACACCTGCTATTCCCGCGTTGCCTTTTACTCTTCGTTGTTCAAGGGTGTGAAATACTTTGTGGCTTATTATTATAATAATACATAAATTGTAAAATATTATACATAAGAATAATTCCCCCAGTTAGGAGCCAAGTGGGAATAAATATTTTAACTATAAATCGGCATATATTAATGATGATTGATCTGCCGATTTTTTTACAGTAATTTTCTCTCAATGTAATAATCTTAGGACACGTTAAACATCGGGTATTATAGGTTGTATTGTACCATTCAATTATACAGGGCTTATGTAAATTATATCTACAGTCACATTGTTTGATAATAAAATACTTATTATCACAGCAAATTTCCGTGCCATTTTTTTTTGAGAGACAGATACTACAGACTAAACTGTCGTTTTTATTTGCATTCATTGTTGTTATACATACAAATCATTTTATGTATATTTGTTTACACCTTTGAACATCTAAAATGGGACATAAAGGATATAAATAATTTTTGTATTATCATATATTATGGAATATTGTTTTGGACCAAATAAACCTAAATTTGTAGGAACTGGTGAGGAATGGAATATATTAAAGAGGAGAATCGCTTGGTGGAACGAAGATACGTCTAATTACCCTTATGTCACCGTAATCTGTCCACATTGTGGAGTAAAAAATACACATACAGTAGATGGAACAGGAGGACATCGAGAATGTCATTTAATGTTAGATAAAAAGGGTAAAAAAGCATATTACGATTGTCCCGGTTATTCCATTTGTCATTGGATTAAGACGCCAAGATAGTCCCATTTTAAATCTTCAAGGGTTTAAAAACTTTTCTGTTCAAAGAAAACACTATGCGAAACACACCGAGTCTATAACTGTGTTTTCTTCTATACACCTGATAATCTAATCTTAAAATTCTATTCAAATCTACTTTACTGAGAGAATAGACGTTTAATAGGCTGTTTGCAAAAACAAAGGAGTCCTTTATTCTCTCAGTAATGTGTTTTTGATTTTGAATTTAAGAAGAATATTTCTATTGTATAACAGAAATATTCATCTGAGGGCAGCCCCGTTTGCCATAGATTTTTATAAAATCTATTTAGATATCCAAACTAACTGTGTTTTTCGCACTGTTACCACGGCGTTTTGACTTAGGTATTTTCGTAGATTTCATTTCATTGAGTTCTTGGATACTAATAGTGCTGTTTTGGTTAATTTCTTCTGTGACACCCCCGCCTGCCCGTGTTTTTAGGTTTGCTAAAATAGAGGTAATATCTGATGGTCCCCTCATTTCTGGGCGTGAAGATTTCGACGATTTTTCAATAGTGGGGGTTTGAGAAGGAGGACTATTCACACTTTCGTATTGTTTTTCAATGCTAATTCCATCATTTCTTGCCATATTTAAATCGGGACGGCTTTGCACTGGACGAGCACTTCTATCACTCTGTGTTTTAACTGCAGGCGGTGGACCGTTATCGTGGTAGGATGGCTGAGACGGACCTGCTGATCCAGCATTGCCTCCCATAAAATCACCCATAAATCCAGAAAACCCCGGATTTGTTTCACCCATGGTATTCACAGCGGCTTGTGTAAATTGTTGCATTAATTCTGGGTTTTGTCGCATAATATCATCCATACCTGGCAAGGACGATTTAAACATGGTATTTGTCATATGTGCCATGATTGCGCCACCTCCTAATTGGAACAAAAGTTTGAGCTCTGGCGCCATTTTTGCTTTAGACTTGTATTTTTCGTGTAATTCCCCGAAAATATCGTCATAATCCTCAATTCCCTCATTAATTTGTTCTGACCAGCCATCAAGTTTAATATCAAATGGGTCAAACCTGTTATTCATAAATTCCAAACCAGTAACGGCTGCCATTAACATGCGTCCTTGAAACTTAACACTGTTTGACTTTTCTTTTTCAGAAATAATCATTTCATATTCGCCTTTCATTTCATTTAAATTTGATTCCATGCTATATTTTTTGGTAAGCTTTACCCCCTTTTTTTCTAAATCCTCTAATTTTCGTAAAAATCTAAATTTTTCTTTTAATACTTCTTCTGTGGTCATTTTGGGAGGTTCAATTTTAGCATTCGGATCTAGAGGAATGTCATTAAACTTGTTGTAACCATCCCATGTTTTAGTTTCCACAGGCTTATTTCCTAAAGTTGGTGGTCCTTTCATAATAAGGGGTGGGTCATTCTTATTAATATGAAATTCCACCTTTTTATCACTGTCTGAATTACCTTTAATAGGCATATTTAAAGTTTTTGCAAGTACCTCTGCTTTTGACTTAAGTTTTGGTTCAGAGACTAGGTTTTTAAGGTCATTTTCTAATTCGTTGATATCATCAATGTCAATATTAGTGGGAGTTTTATTTCCGTCCTTACGTTTGTCATTCATGAGCAGTTCAATGCCACTTCCAAAGTTAACGGAAGGTAATTCTGATATTGAATTATCTAGTGGCACAGATTTTTCTATTTTAAGACTAATGTTAGACTCCCCATCAATATTTATAATATCTGGATTCATAATATGATTAAATAAGAACTTATAATTTTAAGTTAAGCGCAAATAACATATTATATATCTAATAAATTTACTTCTTCTAAATTATGATTTTTGGATAAATACCAGATAGCTTGCAAGAAGGAATCGGCGAGATCGTCCTTCTTTTTAGATAATCTAAATTCTTCAATCCAATGTTTCTGAGAGATATTGATTAAGTGTGATGTAATTTCAATGCCCCTTTTTTTTCGTTCATCATAGCTTAATTTAACAGTCACAAATAATTTTAATTTATTAGAGGCACTGATGAAATCAATATTAGTAATATTTTTCATGATTAAATATTGTGTTATCATTCCTTGTATAGATTTCATGCGTATTGCTAAACGTCCTATTTGATTTTCAATGAGAACCTTGTCTATATTTTCATTTTCTAAAAATGTGTTCATTTTATCACGGAGATTTATCCCAACATCGACAAGACTAATATCATTAGCACTTAACGTTTTAACAAATTCAAAATAATCTGTACAATAGTAGTCACTTATTACTTTTAATAAGAGTTCTTTTTTCGTAGACCGGGATTGATTTTTATAAGGTATGTTGTTATCTTGAATGAATTTCAAAATATCAGAGACTTTCATCTTTTCCATTGTTTTTGTCTCTAAAGGAGGAATTTTTATGGTATTGTGTTTTTTGGCGTGAGTTTTACAATAATGTTCAATGTTTTTTGTATAAAATGCCTTTTTATTGCATTTTGATATATTATTTTCAGAAATACAGTTATTCCATTGGCATAAAAAATCATCATTACATAAATTTATTACTTCCCATTTTTCAATTAATAAATGTGTCATACACAACTGATGATTATTCGCTGCTAGATATTTATCAGGTATTTTTAAAATACAAAGTGCTAAATTCTTTATTCCCACATCAATGCTCAAAATTTTCATTTAATATGTTTAAAATATAGTATTTAAAACATATTTCTTAATTATGATTTGGTTGTTTATTATGTAAATGTTGTTCCTGACTAAGAATAGGAGCCGATAATCTTTGTTGCAATTCTGTTCTTGACAAATATGCACTTTTAAGGTCACTGTTTTGATAACCATAGGGTTGGCTTTTATCAAGGCATGATTTATATAAAAAAGGAACGTTAGGAGTTGCTTCCCCTGTATTATAAATTCCTGGGCATGCACAACACTCATTGCATGCATTTAACTTGTTTGTTTCAATAATGGTTTTGGCATTATTTGTTAAATACAGACGGTAATCCCAATTATTATTAATGTTCTGTTCTTTTCTAATAGTATTGTTTATAACTGCACCTGGTTGCCAGGCAGCAAAATTTCTGCCATCATTCATTATAGGCGGAAAATCAAAATGTATATTATTTGATGCACCATTACATGAACCCCAACTCATTTATATTATTAAAAGAAAAAAAAATACTTATCTTCAGCAATAACTTGTATATTTTATTTAACATACTGGGTTATCAAGAGGACCCTGTTCTCTTTTTTCCAAAAGTTCCTTCAGCGCCGGTTTCAATAATTTTTTTGCATCTTTTTCGGAGATATTTGTATATTTTATTGCTAAATCACGCAGAGCAGGAACAGTAAGGTTTGCAATATCTGGCATTATATTATCGATTATTTCTAAACTTTCACATGCACCTGTAATAATGTGTGCAGGTTCTACATTGTCGTCACTTTCTATTATGCCTAAATTTATTGTTTTTATGGAACTGTCTGACTCTATAGTAACTGGTGAGTGTAAGTCGAGATTAGATTCGCTGGCGCTATCGTCATCGCTATCGTCATCGCTACTGTCATCACTACTGCCATCACTGCTGTCATCAGATACATCTTGTTTATCTTCTGCTGCGTTAGATGACCATTGTTTATTAACAATGTTTTCGACAGTTTGTAAAGCGACATTGTCGGCTCCATTATTATTTATTCCCGCGTGCATATTACTCATAGGTTCAACAAAATGTTGCACAGTTGACGCTTGAATAAATTGCTGTAAAACCTTATTTTGTTCTTGAACAACTTTTTCCAAAACAGCACATCTCATTCTAAAATAATAAAAAGTAAGACCAGTTAACAACAAGCTCAAGCTAAGTGATAAAATAAAGCCGCATCCTTCTAAACCAAACAAATTCATTAATAAATAACGACTATATTTAAAACACTAAATAAACGTAATTATAAATGTAATGTTTCTATAATTTCTTCCGTGGTTGAAATAATTTCTTTTGGATAGTCCAATTGTTTTAGAACTTTAACACCACCTCGTATGTCAGATATACCTGAGACCAGTTTGTATGTATAGATAAACTCATCATTTTCTACTTCTATTTGCATATTGTGATTAACAATATTGTCTTCCTTTTCTAATTTACGACATAAATCCAAGAAATGGGTGGTTAACATGAAAGAGCAGTTCCTTTGTTTGTTTAAATAAATTAAAAAGGAAATAGCACTACTAATGGCCTCATATGGATTAGTTCCAGAATACAATTCGTCAAATATGCAAAAATGTCGTTCTTTTGGGGAAGTTGTAATATCTGTTAAAATTTCCTTACAGCGTCGTGCCTCCGCTTGAAAAAGGCTATCCCTGTTGGACGTATCTGGTATATTAATATAACAATGGATCTTATCATAGGGATTAATCTTTGCATTTTTATAAAAGCCGACACCTATTTGTTGAGAAATAATCATGTTAAACAATGTGGATTTTAATAATGTGGTTTTCCCAGCAGCATTTGGACCTGTGATTAAAATATTGCTGTCTACATTATATGTATTTGTGATGGGTTCGGTGTCAATCGTCGCGGGGAAATAAGCATCTATAAAGGATGTTGATTTTTTTGAGAATTTACAATAGTTTATTTTATTTTGATTTATGGAGTTTTTAAGACCTTCTATGTTTTCAATCCATCCTGTGAATTTAAATGAATATTCGGTTGTCGCAGTGTATTTTGGATTATAATACAACTTATAAAATATTTCCATAACATGACCAATCTGCAGAGCTTTCTTAATAGTTAATCTGCGTGGTGTTATTTCATGTAATTCTTTGTTGAGTTCAGTCAGTACTAATTTATGATGCATTATTGTTTTATTAAAAGGGGAATATGATTTTAAAGAGTTAGTATATTTTAATACATTATCCATGGAACGGATAACACTGTCATAATAATTTCTTAAGGAAAAAATGGTATCATGAATGGATGTCATGTTTTTATAAAATTGCAGACAACTGACTGTATTTTGGTAGATTTGGAATATATAAAGAGAGATAGAAATTGCCAAATAGACCTTTTTGGTTATGTTTTTTTCGGAAAAGTCAGCACTAAAAATTTGTCCTAATGTGTGCTTTTTAAATAAAATTTTTAGAATTGAATAGTAGGAACTAAAGGACACAACTGCGCCTTGAAATTTTAAAATAAAAAAAGGAATTATTAAAAAAACAATAGGCAGAATGAGAGAAAACAAGGGTGATGATAAATTGTATAAACTAAATATTTCTAAGAAATATCTATTTTCATTTAATTTATCAATTATATTCCAATCAAGATATTGATATTTTCCTTTAAAATTAGTTTCACCTTTAAAATTTGCCCAATGAGTATGTGCCTTTTCGGCATCACTCTCAAAAGAAATGGTATTTTTAAATTTTTTTAAAAGTTTTTGAGAATCTTTTAAAAAACCCTTATTTGCCGTATAATATTCCGACCATAAGGGAACCACCATATTTGAGAACTTGGTTTCTGGATTCAATGCATAATCATATAAGGATTTTTTATCTGGGGTTTCTAATAGTTCAATATCTTTTATAATGTTGTCATCCAATTTAATCTTGTCTTCTAAATAAAAAATAGGTAATTGAAAAGAATCTTCATTTTTTTTTGTCATTATTACTTTTATAGAATAATAACAAAATGTCTAAACGCATTAAAACTTATTAACAAACGTTTCTGGTAGTTCCTTAATCTCTGTGTGATAATAATCCTCGATGTCCTTCATCTTTTTAACATCGCGTTTAGTAATGAAATTGATACCTGTGCCTTTTCTCCCCCAGCGACCACTGCGTCCGATCCGATGTAAATAAGTGAATTCACACTTTGGAATATCAAAATTAATAACCATACTCACCTGCTGAATGTCAATTCCTCTCGCCAATACATTAGTTGCGATGCATACACGATGTTTGCCAGCTTTAAACTCGTCAAAAGAGGATGCCCGGTCCTCCTTAACCATATTACTGTGAATACAACAAACAGGATATCCATCAGTAATCATCGCCTCATGTAAATCACTGACTCGCTTAACACTGTTGCAATATATAATACATTGTGACACAGAAAGCATACCGAATAAGTCCTTTAATGTATGATATTTATCTGAGTCATCGTCTAATGCAATATAAAATTGTTGGATCCCTTCCAACGTCAATTGTTCTGCCTTGACTAAAATTTTCATAGGATTACGCATAAATTTTTCTGTTAATAAATTTAACTCAGTCGGAAGGGTGGCACTGAACAAACATAACTGAGTATCCTTTGGCAAAAACTGAAAAATATTGTAAACCTGCTCCTTAAATCCAGATGATAACATTTCATCCGCCTCGTCTAAAATTACGAGTTTCAAATTGTTGGATGATAAATGCTTGCGCTTTAACATATCGTGAACACGGCCTGGACAACCTACAGCAATATGGGGCGTATTATTTCTTAAGACTTCAATGTCCTTTTCAGTAGAGGTTCCTCCTATTAAGGTATGTGCTTTAAGCGGCTGATCCTTAAACATGCAGCTTAAACTTTTAATAACCGAATAGGTTTGTGTTGATAATTCCCTTGTGGGTGATAAAATTAATACTTGCGTGCAGTCTTTGCTCACATCTGTTAACGTAATTGCACCAATGGAGAATGCACCTGTCTTCCCAGTTCCTGACTGAGCTTGTGCAATAACATCGCGACCATTAATCATCGGATTAATGGCTCTTGATTGAATCGGACTAGGGTTTTCATAACCTATTCCATAAATTCCTCTTAATAAATCTGTGGGGATATCAAAATCATCCCATTTATTAATGGTTTCGTAATCTGTAGGTTCGGTATCGGACATAATAATAATCTGTTATACCGTTTAAGTCAATATAATTATTGTTAAAGTGATATAAACCGCACTAAGCTTATTTATAAATGCGCATATCTTACTCATTATCAGATATATTAGAGATAAGGGATAATGGAATAGAAAATTGCCTAGACGAGCATGCATTAGCAATTATTAATGAAATTGCTACTTTGGTGGGTGCAGTAGATTATATTAAAACCCCAAATTTTCCAAGACACGAAAAACGACGAAATAAGAATAATGAAACAATTAATGCGGACGATTGGGAACACATAAGAACTTTTAAAGCAACAGAATTAAAACAAAAGGAGGGGGCAGAAAAAATAATTAACGACATTAATAAAATTTTAAATAAAATAACGGATGGAACGTATGATGGTTGTAAAACAGAAATTATAGAGAAATTAAAAATAGTATTAGACGACCCAGCTATTAAATCCGATGTGCATAAAATTGGAATGTCTATTTTTAAGGTGGCAAGTTGTAATAAGTTCTTCTCGTTATTGTATGCTCAGTTATATAAGGATTTAATAGTAAGTTTTGATTTTATGAATGAAATATTTGAGAAAAATTACGCGGAAATTTCCAAGGAATTTGACCACATTGATGTCTGTTCGTCTACAGAAAATTATGATAAATTATGCGAAAATAATAAGAAAAACGATAACAGAAGATCGTTATGTCAGTTTTATGTTAATTTAATGTTGAAAGGTATTATTTCCCCAAACCAATTGTTAGATATAATTACATTAGTGCAAACTAAAATTTCAACACTATTAATAACTGATAATAATATAGAATTGGTGGAGGAGTTATCGGAGTTATTGTATATATTTTTGTCACACTCATACAAATACGTAAAAGAAACGGGTAATACGGATACCATTAATGGGTATAAAAAAGTGTTGGCTATAGTCGTTAACATTTCTGAATTAAATAAAAATTCATTTCCGAGTATTTCTAACAAGATTATCTTTCGGCAGATGGATATTTTAGATGAACTAAAAGGATTATTATAATATAAGAGATATTCTAATAGATGAACCATAATAAAGATACCGTATGTGTAATATATTATGGTTACCGAAAACATAATATATTTTATAAAAGAAACAGATAACGATACTATTGATAACATAACTGTTGATGATTTTGTGAACGATTATGCATTAGATATGGATGGTCTTTTAGCTTCACAAATAAATTATGCGGATAATTACACAGTAAAAGACTTGTGTTTGATCATGGATTACTATCAATTAAACAAACGAAAATTGAAAAAGGGGGATTTAGTAGAAAAAATAACAGATTATGAATTAAACCCAGAAAATATCGGTCATTTCCAAGAAAGAATACGATTATGGGAAAATATTAATGAGTTAAAACAGCATTCCTTTTTTAAGAAATACATTTTATTTAACGCTTAATTATATAATTATATAAATAAAATATAATGACATCATCAACATTAAATACTAATTTAAAATATGAAGAAAATAAGATTATATCAGATGTAGACAGGGATTATAAAGCAACAACCTATGATGATGTAATTGTTAGCTTACACGGTGAAGAAATAGAGATACCCACCCTGTCTATCGGTAAAAAACATATTTTACAAGAAAGTAAAAGGGATGTATTGCTCGCCTATTATCCTATCTACCTTATTGAACAGCTAACCGGTGAACCTAATCCAACCTATCGTGTAAAGCAACAGATTGGAGTCTATGAATTAAAAGACGAAGATGTCTCGGATAATTTAGATGATGTGGGGGATTTAGACATAGATAATTTAGAACCAATATTTTGGTCCAATGTAACCCCCGAGTTAATTAAAAGCACAATTTTTCAGGAGTCTAGCGATGCTGTCGCAGAAGAGGAAAGCACCGAAAGCGATGAAACCGCCGAAAGCGATGACACCACCGAAAGCGATGCTGTCGCAGAAGAGGAAACCGCCGAAAGCGATGACACCGCCGAAAGCGATGACACCGCCGAAAGCGATGACACCGCCGAAAGCGATGACACCGCAGAGGAAGATTATAAAACGTGTGACGCCAACCAGTGGAATTTGGAAGCCTTACCTGAGCAGAGCAAGGAGGAATGGAAAACCCAACAGAAAAGTTATAAAAAGGTTGGGCGCCAATTATGGGTTCAGCGGTTTTTAAAAGATGCGGATTATAAAATAGTGGATAATGAAGGTGATGGGGATTGTTTTTTTTCAACAATACGTGATGGGTTATGTCGTTCGAATATTAATCGTTCAGTTCATTCATTGCGAAAAATGTTGTCTGAAAATATAACGGATGAAATATATCAAATCTATAAAGATAGATATGAAACCTTAATTGTTGAATTAACAAATTTACAAGAACTATTAAATGAAAATAATTCAAATTATAAAAGTCTCGGTGCTGCA